CTAAATTCTTTTCTAAATATTTCAGTAATTCCGTATTCTCTATATAATAATACATTTGTGGTACTACAAATCCGGGGACGTCATTTCTCAGTTTTTCCAGAGGAATCGCATTGGTCATTTGAAACTCTGTGATTTCCATTGCCACGGTATGCTTACTTAAATAATTATCAATTCTTGATAACGTTGCCTCGTCATATGAATATTTTTTCTTCCATGACTCAATTTGAACTCTATTATCCAAACGCATTATTCCAACGATAGCTTTGACTGGCGTACTAATATACAGATATGCCTTAACCGACTCATCTGGAAAAACACGCCTATGTTCATATATCTTTTCTCCTGATTTCACTCGTTCAAATACATCAGCTTTGAAACTTAATAACATAGTTCTCATACTTCTTAATCACATCCATTCTGTCAAATCAAACTACCAAATATACATCTTATCCACTCAACCTACGCCAATGTTCATCTTGTCAACTCAGCCTTATCTAAAAATCAGTCTCGACCAATTCTCTCAGGCACAAAAAGAGAGCTTGGAGCAAACCTGTCAAATTTACCCCAAACTCTCGAAATCCTTTATTTCAAGGCTATTTGCAGTTCTTATTTCTGTACTTTTTGTTTAATGCCCCATTTTATATTAGCACTTCGTGTTTCATTCTCAGCCTGGGTGCAAGCTTCAATGGTGGATATCAATAATGAACTTCCCACTGTTAATGTATCCAGTTCTTCTTGTTTGAAAATAATTCGCATTTGTGACTCTCTTAAAGTATTTATTGCATCAAGCACCTCGACAGTATCTCTTCCAAGTCTACTGATGCTTTTTACCACAACTATATCCGTAAGACCCGCTTTACACTCTTCTATCATTTGATGAAAGGCAGGACGAGAAGAATCTTTTTTAGCAGATGCAATATCTATATGAATATCGACTAGTTTCCAGTTGTTATGCCCGGATACAAACTTTGTCAATCCAGAAATCTGTGCTTTTAAGCTATCCAACTGTTCCATAGTGTTAGAACTCACACGAGCATAGATGACAACATGTTTCATCGGCTCATTTGTATTAGCCGGAATCACTCTCACTTTGCCAGGCATAAACACCTCTCCTTTCTGAAATAGCCTAATTATAATTCGATATTTTTTCAAATGATTATTAGTCTATTTCTACTCTCGCTTTTCCATAAATCACAAGTAAACACTTCTGTATAATCGACCCAATCTCAATATTCCTGTCTATCCAACTATAAAAATACCAAGATATTATTCACTTTTTAAGGCATATTTTGCAGTCTGATTTTTAATTCTAAAAATCTTGGAAATCCCCTTATTTCAAGCCATTTTCACACTTTTACTTATGTGTTTTAGTCAACAGAGCCACGCTCTCAACGGTACTTTCGTTGTCCCAACAAAGTTCCTGTGTCTCCCTGTCTCCAAAATACACCGGAAAACGGAACTTTATGTGCTTCAGGAATCTGCCATCTGGCTGCTCCTGCTCGTAAATGTCCACCTGTTCCACAAAGCTGTTAAGAAATTCTTTCTTCTCCAGGTCGGTGAACTTATCATATAGTTTATCAAAATATAAAAGAAATTGATAGACGTTTTCTTCTGATATTTTCTGTTGCTGAATATTCAGCAGGCGATTCTTTACTTCCTCTATACTGTTCTCCACGCCTTCAATCTCATCATACAAACGGTATAACCTTGTCTCCATATCCTGATATTTCTTCTCATAAAATTTATCCATAATATCCAGACTGTCCATCTGCTGTCCAAGTCTTGCTTTTGCTCCGGTCAACTGCCTGTGCTGCTTTTCCAATCCTTCAATCTCTTTTTCTATTTCTTCTGTATCTATTCTTGAACCGATTTTATTCAGTATTGCTTCCTCAAACTTTGGATTCTTCACCAACTTCCGAATAACTTCTTCCACTGCATTGTTAATCTTCTCCTCACTCCATTGTTTACGATATCCACATTTATGACCATCTACCAGGCGACGATGTTTGCAGGCATAATAGAAATAATCCTTATATAAAGTTCCGTCTTTCTTTTTCTTTCGATTCACGTTTCCATACATACCGCTTCCACATAACGGGCATCTCAATATTCCAGATAAAATATGCTCATGATCGAGACTATGTGTCTTTTCATATTTCACACCTGTTTTTTCTCGTTTTTGATGGGCCAACTCCCAGTCTGTTTCTGAAACAATCCCTTCATGGATACCATCGTGCAGCATATAATTTTCCTGTTTTACAATGCGATATTCATTTCTTGTTCCTGAAACTTTCTCGTTCTTCCTTCGTCCATAAGCCAGCTTTCCACAGTATACCGGATTATCCAGAACACCTTTTATAAACGAAGAAGCAAATGCGTCCAGTGTATTATTCTGTCGTTTTTTCTTTTTATATCCGTGCTGGTTCAGCCATGCAGCAATCGCAGAGATTCCCATATTGGTATGAATAAATTTGTCATAGATCAGGCGAATAATCTCTGCTTCGTCCTCTGCGATCTGCAATTCTCCATTTACCAATTCATAGCCATATGGAGCAAATCCACCGTTCCATTTTCCTTCCCTGGCTTTCTGCTTACGTCCTTCCATTGTCTGAACAA